CGACACTAAATGCAGGGAGCTCCCCATATGGGGGGCTAGCCACATCTCGACGCTGTTCGTCGCCGCTCGGGCGGGAGGTTGTAGCAGCTTCGGTAAAATACCGAAGAAGCATCGACCAACCGTCAGAGACGTGATGGATCAACGGAGACTTAACGTCGTAAACGTTGAATTGGAGTTTTTGCAAACTCTTATTCATACGCCGACGTTTGGGTCTATCGTCGAGTAGTACTTCGCGAAGGCTAGGACATGAAAGATTCATGTCGTCGCCCGGGATGGCGCCATAAATGGCGCGTAATCTCGCTACGATTGCATCGTAGACGTGGTAGTACCGTTTATCATAGAAGGAGTTCGCATAAGCGATCCAACTAGTATAAACGTCGGGACTGGGTGTTGATGACCAGACGGTTCGTAAACGAACCGGGGTGACATTTACGCCTTTGAAGGCATCCATGCCACAAGACTCTCTAAAGAGTCCACTGGTGCAACTCTTATCACGGTTTATTTTTAAACCAAATGATTCGAGCTGTTCCATCGCATTCGCGGCGTAAGCCGTGGGGACGATGACGTCATCACCATACACTAAGATACTCTCGCGAGTATCTGAGTCAGGAGCTGCTGCAGTAAGGATAGCCCAAACCGTAAGCGCCAATATAGGGAAGCATAAACAACTTCCCATTGGTGCGAACGTATTAAGCGTTAAAACCTTACCGTTTGGCAGCTCTGTTGATAAACTCCTACACGCTTCGAGGTACTCACATATGTGAGGCGGGAAGAGTAGGCGCACTAACTCAAGACTAACGCGATCAGAGGCCTCATTAAGGTCTAAGGTCGCGTATTTGCCGTTATTCGAGCCCAACAGGGCCCCGAATCGGTTTGCGTCTTGTGAAGTGAAATGAACGTTGAACATGGTGTCCACGTTGGATTCCACTAACTCAACAATAGCCCTACCTAATCCTTGCTGAATCCATTGAAAATCAACGGGTTCGCAAGAGATTAGACGGGGGCCACGTGAATCCTTCGGTACGAGTATTACCCGTGCCGGAAGATCCATACCAGCAACCTTTGAAAAGGTTGTGTAGTTATCACATACTGACCCAAGCGACGAACAAAAATATTCGTCATAAGGATACAGAGTTGTGATACGATCTGAAACATTCGTCCACCGAAACTTATCCCAGAGCCTTTGCCGGGTGGCAACGGCACCGGGACCGTGACGGGGGACGATGTCTTTTGGGTCGAAGTAAGCAAAGACATCCGAAAGGAGTATTTTTGCTTCTCGTGTGACAGTGGACTGAGATGGCGACTTATTATAAGTGCCATTGAATCTACGGCCATAAGCGGTAGAGCTGCACATAAGACTCTTGAGTCGAATGGACAGCTCTCCGTTTGTTGATAGGTCACTCTCGGTTCTTTCGAACTTAGAGATGACTTGTTGTGCTTGTTCATCAGTATAGGGTAATTCGTACTTGTAAAACAAGTACAGAACTTGCCTTAATACGCTGACACATGTTACACACGGTTCGGGAAGGAGTAACCCGTCCTTTGAGAGCACTTCGCTAAACAGCTCACCGAGAAACCTCGGAAGCTGACTACCGTGAATGGCTGAAAAGCCAAGCTCAGTAGCGTTTAACGGAGAAGCTCCCGATAAGGCCTTATCTAGGGCCTTACCAAGACGGGGCAAGGTTTTCGTTAGAAAACCCACTCCTTCGGAACGTGTTCGTTTGGTGACCTGTTTAAGGGTCAACTTGCGTACACGACAGTTGAACACTGCTTCGTGCGACATTTGAATGTCGTTAAGCAATGCAGCGATGAGACTAACCGTTTCATCTAGGCTCTTATTGGGTACCATAAGGTAGCCCTCCTAGAGCATGCACCACTTAACGATCCGAACACCATCCTTAATGAGGATGGATGTCACTCGTACAGTAATAATGACAAACCTATGAATAGGCTGATCAATAAGAGTCTGCACTACGTAATCCGAAACGGTAACACAACCCGCATCCTAAAGGATGGTAGGAAGCGTTACTTAGTCAGGGGTTACTCAGGGCAGCGTACTACAGTCACAGTAGATGAACACGCTAACTTGAGCTCATATCAAGACGGCTGGCACTTTAACTTCTTCCAAAATGGAAGATTTTGGAGTGTCGGCGGCTTAAATATGGGTCCATGGAAACGTGGACAACTAGTCGTGGCTGCAAACCGTACAGGCGGCGGCATTCAAGCACTCCTTCCGGAGTATTTGAAATAGACATATGCGGGCCACTCGGCCCGCATACTGTTTTAGCCGACGAGAACCGAGCGTATTGACGACGAACTAAAGTTCGCCGTTCAATAGCGCGTTCGCACCGTTACCAGTGCAGTTGTAGAGAATCGTCGTATCAGCGCCTAAGGAGGCGAGAAACGACATCAACTCTGCAAGTACATTGGCAGCTTCTGCTCCAGTTGTCGACGCCCCAATGGGGTAATCGAGAACTGTATACGCAGAAACCGTGATAGGCGTCACCGAATCGACACCAGAAATGACAGTTTTGTCAAATCTGACGACGGAACGGCGGCGCTGTTTCATACCACTCCCATTCTCCTGATGAGAAATCGTCAGGCGATGGGGGGCAGAAGGAGTCTCACTTATTTGGTGAAACACCCTCTGACGGTCCGAATTCGACAGGTGACTGAATTCAACTTCAGTCCCCGCGGAGTTCTTGATTTCGTTGGTGTTAAGTGTATTACTTAGCATGCTTCGTTTACGGTTAACCGTACTAACCACGCATAGAGAAGTTGATAAAGGCTACTCGGAAGAGTAGCTATCACTTTATCTTCCATCTCCGTGCGCGTCGTGGTGTGTACCTTCGTGATAACACGAGGGCCGCACCTAGACTGAACTCTTTAAGGCTCAGCCCGCTCGAAAGGATCGAGCTGATTGACGGGAGACCCACTTCACGGCGATAAGCCGATTCGTGAGTTCCTGGCAATGTATTACCTAAGGACGGGTACCCTTGGTACCACCAATTCCACCATGGAGGCTCTTGTTGCATCGGCGCATTTCTGCACGTGATGTAGACAGACCTCTTGCGTGTAATTGACCATAGGTAACTCCGTATGTTTGTCATAGGCTCCATGTTTGAGTATTTGTACTGATCAAGCCATCGGCTTACGCCGAAGACCCAATCGACTACAAATGACCAGGGAATGGCATTCCAGATAATCGCAGGGTTCGGTTGAACCCCAAGAGCATCAAGTAGGCCAAACAACTGCGCATGCGCAGCCTGGTATCCAGTATAATTGTAATTATACTCGATCTCTGCATGGAATATAGACGCAGAGTTAACGACCATACGACTCACTACCGTGTCCGCGGCATCTAGGAGACCAGGTACTATACCTGGCATAATCCTATAACCGCGGCCATTAGGGTAGTAAGTGTCTGGAAGCAACTCATCCCATACGTAGGCAAAATGCCTACGCTGGACGCGTCCCTGACGAGAGATCAAGTCGTTTATACGACTTGAAGTTCGCAACAATGCGGCATGAAGGCCGCTAATGTCTGACAACAGGGGTAGGATGTTGAACTGCATTTGCAGATAACTATCCGAACCTGTACGGAATAACTGGCGTAAGGTTTTACCTCTTTGAAAGAGGTATTTACCGATACCAGTTAGTGTACGCGGAAGGGTTCTGAAGTCTTTTAGCTCAATAAATGAGTTAATTAACGACAGTTCCGGCTTGATTGAAGGAAGCATGGAGTCTAAACTCCGCTGCTTCAGACCAGCTAGCTCTGCAGGTAGGGGAACAAAATCCCCATTTGCAGCTTTCGTGTATAACGATTGGAGCCCCTGAAAGGGTGCCCCAATCGGTCCGTAAACGTTGTTACGGTAACCCCAATAGGGATCAGCATGCTCGCCCACTCGATAACAATGAGATGCAATCTGATTGTCAATCAGGTGGGTAAACCTGCCAGAAACGGACTCGGGACTAGTCCAGCGTTTGTAATGCTGGAATGGTTTCCAAATCCGTCGACTACCTGGAGCGTCGGCAGATACCTCTTCGAAAGCAGATTCAAAAGAATCTGAAACGAAGTCGATATCAGGCCCATACCACTCAGCGTAGATCCCGAAGAAAGGGCGTCCTTTGAAAAGGACGCGCTCAATTCGTGATTCCCTAGTTTTGGTTCGTATTAACGTTTCTAACATACAGTTGGATGTCGAACAGAGTTCAACTTTAGGACTACGCCCAACAGG